GTTCCTGTTCACTTAACAAGTCATCATCAGCTGGCAACATTAACAGGCGTTCCATTGCTGGAATTGCACGTTCCGCCACCTCACGCAGTGCCTGGTAATTAATTTCGCTCACTGGTTGCCTCCTTTGCGAAGCTGGGCAGCAAAGTCAACTAACCACTCAGTCATTTCAACCTTCCCTACCAGGTCTGAACCAGGGTACATACAGCAATCACTCTGCGCCGCTTTGAAATCCTTATACTCATATTCTTGGGCCACCAGATTTTTTGCAGCTTCTATAGCAGCATCCACCCCCTGCGCCCGGACTTCAGCCAGGAAAGCATCAGTGGTTGGTGTTTCAGGTATCTGTCTCCTCATCCGTTCTATTGCATGATTGAACCCGAAGTCTTCCGCGAGAGATACGTCATCCATATTGTCATTGTCATCTTCAATATCCCGTGATTCTGGAATTGCAGACTTTATTCCCGCATTCTCCGCTGCCAGCGCCGCGCACTTGGCCTCAAGAGCGGCAACCACTTCCTGATGGTCTTTGTACTTAACGTATGAGCCGGAGATGTCATCACCTTCGGTGTTTAGCCATGCGTCATTGCAATTCACTGCGTAGGTTCTGATGCTCATGTTGATGCTCTCCCGCCCCTGACAGACGCCAGGCCAGTCAATAAAGTATCCGCACAATGCCTACCCTCAGACGTGCGCGCAGGATAAATGCCGTTATGACCCGGCAAAATATATGCTACCCATTCATCTTGCGTTGCCTGTTCCGCTGCCTCGCGCAGTTCTTGATAGTCAATTGTCATTCTCGCCATCCTTCACAGTTGTAATCACGACAGCCTTCAAAATCATATGGGCTGTACTGCCAGGTGATTTTTCCGCAATGCGGACAATTCCTACGCACCTTCCCGCTTCGCGACTTCTTTCTTCTGTTCTGCTCTTTCAACCAGTCAGGCATGACCAAACCTGCGCCCTGAACCATTGTTCTGCGGTTAAAGTTATTGATATTGAACGTCCGGCGCTTTACTGCATCAGCAATGGAAAATGGCAACCAAACTATTCCTGGTTCGTTTTTGTTGGCGACGCAAAAGATGGTCGCTTTACTGAAGTCATCGGTTGGCAATCCACCGTGTTGAAGCCAGTAAACATCGTTGCCGTTCCAGCTACCTTTTTTGTAGGCCACATACGCAGTGCAATCTGACTCAATCAGGCTTTCTGTAGGGATGTACTGGCAATCAACGTGCCACACAGCCATTGCATCCACGCTATCAGCGCAAACAGGCTGATCGATATCTCGACCACAATTCCAGGCTTTTTGGGCTTCTTCCAGCGTGTAAACATGAGCGCGATCGATATCAGAACTGTAACCATTGCCGTTATGGCAATGGAATGAGGCGTTATTACCCACAGTTTCACGCAAGCACATCATGTAAAAGCGGTTATTCACTGGTTGCCTCCGCTTCCCACGTTTTCAGACTTTCACCACAGAATGGGCAAAATGAAACTCGAATAGGCGATTTAGAAAATTCACCAGACCGCAGCATGATCAGGTCTTGTGAATGAATTAATTCATGGTTATAGATTTTGTATTTCAGCAGACCTTTCCGCGTCGTGTATTCAGCATCCTGCTCCAGAGATTGTGCCAACGCCGCGCACGGTTCTATTTTTTTGTCATTAATCAAACAAGTGGAGATTCTGCACTTTGCAGCTCCGTCACCATTACCTTGACTCATTGCATTGTTCCCATCAGTTATTGAACGTGATCACTCCGCGCTCAATGGCGAAGTCGAAAAGCTGGTTAGCGGCTACGTAAAGGCGTATGCCATGTGCTTTTTCCCATGCCCGGACATCGTTTTCTGCGCTTCTGGCGCAGTCATCGCAAAGAGGAACAGCCCAGCGGTCGTGTTCGTTTAACGAGCGGGCGCGGTACATGAATGGGTGATTAACCTTGCCGCCGCAGCCTACACACGGGCGAGACACCACAAACCGGAGATAAGCCGGGCTTTTTCCGAGTAAGGTTTTTGGACGGCGCATATATAGGAGGCCAGAATCTTCATCGACGGACAGATTGACGATCTGCTCTGCGGAAATATCCACCAGCTCGCGGGTACTATGCTCCCAGGTAATATCCGACTCTTTCAGAGTGCCGGTAGGGATTTCAGTTTTTGGCTGACAAAATGCAATGCGACCAGCTTCATCAGGCAGTTCGTCTTTAAGATTCCGGCGAATGGCCCAAAAGGTGAGTTCAACCATGCTCAGATCGCGATCTGGCGGAAGTTTTAACTCGCTGGCAGCCCAGTTCATAATCCAGTTGGCGCGATTCAGTGACAGTTGGTCTTCCAGCTTGCCGTATCCCTTCATCATGTATTCCGCATCATGCTTCCAGCACAGGCGAACGGCAGAACCGTTATAGAAATGGGTGGTTAGCTGGTGGCTGCAATCGCGCTTATCATGCGCCTGGCAATCGTGAATGTTGGTGCTAACCCAGTGAACGAGAGAATCCTCACCACCTAACGCGTTAAATACACGCTCACTTTGAAAAAAGGGTGCCAGTGACTGGTTGGCAACCAGTGAATAATTCAGGTCAACGACACCATCAGGGGTGTTTTCAGCCTGTTCACGCGGCAATGGGGATATAAGAAAACGGCGTCCTGTGCCGATGTAATTGCTGGTGGGCTTATCTACAGGAAAGACAGCCACACCAGTTTCATTTACGACATATGGGGTGATTATTGCACTCATAATGCATACCGACTCTGTTTTGTTCCGAGCGGTAAAATAATATGTTAGAAAACTAAAATCAATGTTCTAATGCAATTTTGAGTGCGTAAATGATTTGATCAGACTTTAAGCTGCCCTCCCTTCACCTGCATTAGCGTCAGATTTCCGCAAAAAACCGCGCCCGTGTCTATGTAGTGCTGATTCCAGTATGCTTTTGGTCTTCGTACCGATGTGTGCCCAAAGATAAAGCGATCTGCGCCTGTGATTTCTCCACCAATGCCATCTATAGAATCACCGACGCGACTGCGCGACCAGACAACATCAAAAAGCGACACATCCTTACCGAACTGGTACTCTCCACCTGGATAGTCGGCATGGGCTATAACGATAGTTTCATGCCCGGTGTTCAGCTCAATGATATAGGGAAGACGTCTTACCAGCTCCACCAGCGCCCTGGCTAATATTTCCCGATCAGCGTCCAGCATGAAGAACCATTGACCGCCATTCATTAGCCAGTTATTCACATTGCCTGCGGGACTTAACGCATCGATCATTAATCGCTCGTGGTTTCCCATAACCGACCGAAACCAGGGCATCTGCAATAGCTCCAGGCATTCAACATTTTCGGTGCCGCGATCGATAAGGTCGCCAACCGATATCAGTAAATCCTGCGCCGGGTCAAAATCCACACGATGGAGTTCGGACATCAGTCTGGTGTAGCAACCATGCAGATCACCAACAACCCATATGTTTCTGTAGCCTGAACCATCAATACGGCTATATAAATTCACTTCATGCAGCGCCTGGTTCATGCGGCAACCTTCTCCCGCAGCCAGATACAAACTGGGCCATCTTCAGTGTCATGAATAGAGCCAACAAACCATCCTTCGCCCTCTGGTCGCACTGGTTCCCAGGCGGCAATATCGGGACCATCTGCGTCCAGATTAAAATCATCTTCATCCATACTGCGAATAGTCCACTGAAGATTATTTTCCTTCATCCAGGCGTCAAATTCCTCAGTGGATATATATTCACGACCTGCGCAAAACTTTTCATACTCCGGATGTGTCCAGCAGCCATATTCATCACGTTCTACCGGCATTTCTTTAATGATGCTCACTCTTCATCCTCCACGTCGGCAACGGCATCCATCACATCAGAACCGCGAATAACCTCAAAAGCACGGCAGGCCATTTCAAACACCTGTTGTTCTTGCGGATGCGGTGACTCCCAATACTTAAAACCAGGTCGATGCTCGTAACCCATCATGGAATAAAAATCGCCAGCAAGTTCAATCGCGGCATCAACAAGTTCGCGATTTGTCATCGTCTGTTCTGTCATTTGGTTTTCTCCTGTCTGAACATCACTATCATCAGGTCGCCTTTTGTCGCTATTCTGGCTGTTGTGCCTGGTTCAATGCGGCTAAGCTCAAATGCGTCATAGAACGCTTCTAATGCCTTCTGGCGTAGTTCCTGTTTGCGCCGTTTTTTCCACTCTTTTAGGAAAATGGAACCCAGCCATCGCCAGGTACGGGACATGATGTAAAGCCAACCGAAAAGTGCCAGACCGGTATTTAGGGCCGTATCGATTGTTATCGTGGTGTCGATATTCACTGTGGTGGCTCCTGCTTTTCTGCCTTCAATACCATGCGAGAACCATCATCCAGCTCCCAATTAATTTCACCGCCTTCAGCCATGACTAGATGCCAAACGAGTTGTGCGGCCTCGTTGGTTACATCACGACCGCGATCATTGCCGACACGACGTTTTGTTCCATCCCCTAAGTCACGCATTTTTGCCAACACGATGGTTTTTGATAGCGGTGAAAAACCAAGCTGTAGTCGTGCGGTATTACTCACTGTTTACCTCCTTTTCTAAGCTGTTCGGCGATATCTTCGAGAACGCCATCAGAGAATGAGCGGTCAAAATCGCCTTCCCGCGCATTAGCCATAAACTCAGTAGAGGTAAGAATCATCCGGGCAATATCCGCGGCGTTCTTCGCAGTATCATCAATAAAACCAGCTTCCCAAGCAGCCAGCATCCTGTTCGCCACAAAGTAAGCGCCCTCCTTGCGTGCTTCAGTCTTCACTTCATCCAGGAAAGTGTCGGTCGCAGGAGTGGTTTTTTGTGGTGATAGGGCGATACGAATTGTTTCAAGAGCTGGATCTATTTCCACTGTTGGCACCTTGATAAAACCAAGCTGCACGCCATTCATAATAAACGTGCGGCGATCCTCACATATCGCCTTCAGTCTCGCATTCTCCGCAGCCAGCGCCGCGCGATTACCCTCCAGCTCTGCAATGCGCTGTTTTGCGGTATCAAGTTCAATCGATAATTTTTCCAACTGCTCTTTATGCTTCTTGTATTCCTGATATGCGTGCCAGGACTGACCTTTGCGCACACTATCAGTAATATCAGTAATCTGTTCTGGTGTTAGCGTGGTCAGTGGCTGTGCTGGGAAAATCAGCACTTTCCCGGAATCCCAATCAAAACCAGCGCGAATTGACTTAACCTCAACTGAGGGTGTTGAACCAATGCTGCCAGGCGAATGAACAACGATCGTTACATCCATATCGCGACGATGGCTGTGGTTGTTGGACAAAATACGATTCACCAACTCAGAAAATTTGGAGAATTTCATGCGGAGCCTCAATATGCAAAATAGACCGTTGCCACGCCGTTATAGTGATCAAACGATACGGCGTTTACTTCATAGCTGGCAGGGAGCTTCGATCCGAGAACGTATCCGGGCCACGTTTTCCATGGAATTTCTCTGCGCTCACTATCGCCATATACCGTACATCCCAGAGAGCCTACAGCTTCATTAGAACGCGTGCCGCACGTTATGAATCCCAGATTTTGCTTACTGCTCTTAATGGTGATTGGGTGAACGCTGGCTGATGCATTAGCAGCACGCTGTGCCTGTTGGTTTGCGATATTCGCAGAGTTCGCAGCAGCTACAGCAGCCGTAGTCGCGGCGG